GATCCGCGTGGTGCACGGCACGCGCCGCTCGGGCAAGAGCGAGGGGCTATGCATTGAGGCGATCGAGCTGGCCGATCAGTTCCCCGGCGAGACCGTGCCGTACATCATGCCCACGATCGCCAAGGGCGCCGACGTGGTGTTCCCCAAGTTCGAGGAACTCTCGCAGCGGTTCGGCCTCGGGCTCAAGATCAACCGAGGCGAGTACAAGGTACGCACCCCGGCGGGAGGCATCATCCAGATGTTTGGCCTCGCCACCGAGCCCGAGGTCGAGAAGGGCCGTGGCCCTCGGTTCCCCATGGTCATTATCGACGAGTGCGGCGCTCAGCGGCAGGACCTGCTCAAGCGCGCGGTGCGCGAGACGTTTGGCCCGGCCACTGCAGACTTCAAGGGCCTGGGCGGCCGCGGCATCGTGCTCGCCGGTACCGCGGGCTACGAGCCCGATTGCTACTGGGAACAACTCGTCGGCGGCAACACGCACGTGAGCAAGCTCGGCGCCAGCGTCCACTTCATGACGATCTGGGATAACCCCTTTTTCAAGGGGCGCGAGGCCATGATCCTCGAGGCGCACCTACGCGAGAACAACATCGCCGCCAACGACGCGGGCTACCGCCGCGAATGGTTGGGCGAGTTCTGCGCCGACACCGAGGGCTTGTGTTACCAGCGCTGGGCCGGCGCCCTCTTGCCGCGGCACATGATCCCGAGCGGCGGGTATACCGTGATGGGGCTCGACCTCGGCGGCACGGCCTCGCCGAGCGCCTGGGTGATCGTGCGGTACGTGGTCGTCGAGAGCGTCGTCGGCGGCGTGTTCCGCAGCATCCATCACGGCCACGTCATCGCCTCGTTTGAGAAAACAGGCTGCAGCGTCGAGGAGCTCGCGAGCATCACCCGCAAGCTGCAGCAGGCGTACCATGTGAGCCACATCGCGGGCGATAGCGCGGGCCTCGGCTCGCGGATCGTCGACGACATGCGCGTCGTCTACAACCTGCCGATCGTCGCGGTGAAAAAGAACCCGATCAAGGCGGGGGCGATCTGGATGGTAGACAGCCAGCTCGGCGCCGGCACGCTGCACGTGCACGAGGGCTGCGATTCGCTGATTCGGCAGCTGCGCACGGTGCCGTGGAACGCCAAGCGCACCGACCACCACGCCACGTTTGGCGATCACAGCCTCGACGGTCTGCTCTACGCGAGCACGCTCAGCCGGCAGCACGAGCTCGAACACGAGCTGCCGCCCGAGCCCGGGACGCCCGAGTGGTACCGGCAGCAAGAGGCCCGCGACGAGCAGGCCACGATCGAGTTCGCTCGGTGGCGGCAGAACCGCGCCGCGTGAGCCAGTGGCGCTGCGGGAGGCTCGGTGGTACCGTGGCGGCTCTCTACGAAAGGCGAAACCATGACGACCGGTGACGATCAATCGCTCGCGGGGGCGGACACGTTAGGCACGTTTAAGCAGGGGTTGCTAGAGTTAGGCAAGGCTGCGCTGGCGAAGCACCCGCTGCTCGAGGCCATGGCCACCCAGATCCGCGTGACGACCGAAGGGGCCAAGGGCGACACCTGGGCCGTCTGGTACACGTTCGACGGCCCGGCGTTACCCGAGAAACAGAATTGCGAGGTCCTGATGCCGCCGGCCGCCGAGTTTCACCGCCACGCGCTCGACGCGTTCATGGTCGTTTGCGAGGAAACGCTCGCGCGGATCATGCGGAACGCTGGCTACTCGGGCGTACGCTCGGGCGTGCGAGGTGTGGGCGGCGGCAGCGCCGGCCAGGGCTTCGCGTCCACGTACGTCGGTGGCGGGGCCGGCGGCAGCGCGGGCGGCGGCGCGGGCGGCGGCGCTGGTCCGGGTGGTACCACGCACGGCATGGGCGGCTGCGGCGGCCCGATCTTCAGTGGCGATCCGCTGGGCGGCGCCCATGTGATGGCGGGCGGCGGCGTGTCCGGCAGCGGCACGGACGCCGTCGGCGGCGCGAGCGAACCCGAGAGCGAACCGAGTTTCCACGGCTCGGGGCCGGTGGATTAATGGCCGGTTTTATCGCCACCGTGCTCGCGGGCGTAACCATGGTCCTAATCGCGATCGGCCTCGACGAGCTGAGTTGCTCGAGCAAGGCCGAGAAGATGGGGTTCAAGAGCGACTACGGCCCGATCCAGGGGTGCATGATACACGTCGACAAGGCGTGGATCCCGATCGAGCAGTACCGCACGATCGGGGGCGTCGAGTGAAATTCATCGACGACAGCACCGGCGAGGTCCTCGAGATCACGCCGCGCCAGCTCGCGTGGCTGCAGCGGATGGCGGCCGTCGACGAGGTCGGCGACTCCGAGATCACCGACCTGCACCGGCATGCTAGCCGGGGCAAGCTGTTCGAACAGGTCGACCGGCAGATCCGCGCACGCATCTCGAACGAGCTGCCCCGCATGCTCGACGAGCATCGCGGGCGGTTCGAGGCCACGCTCGGCGCCGACAAGATCCAAACGCGGATGAACGAATTGCGCGAGCACGTCGACCAGCAGATCCGCACGACGGCCGAGCGGTTCGAGGCCACCGTCGACGTGCTCGTCGACAACGCTCTGCGCAACACGACCGGGTACTACGTCAAGGTGTTTGCCGAGCGCGCGCGCAAGGCGATCGGATCGGTGGTCGCGCGTGAGGTGGCCAGGCAATACCTGCAGGTGTTTCGCCAGCGCCAGGCGGCAGCCCCTGCCAAGCCTGCCAAGCGGGCCGTAAAGAAGAAAGCGAAGCGCCAATGACGCTCGCGGAACAGGTGGGCATCTGGGCAATGGTGGTGATGCTGTGCACGCTGGCCGCGTTTGGCGTGTTCGAGCTCACGCGCGCCGTCGTCGAATGGTGGCGCAAGTGACGACGCTACGCATCGAGGTAGCGCGGTGCTCGGGCACCACCATCGCCGACGTCCTCCAGGGCTTGCGCCTGGCGGGGTGCATGAAACACATCGAGATCGACCCGAGCGAACACCAGTTCATCCCGTACGAACAGCTGAGTGACGCTCTCGAACGCGATGGTTTCTACGTCGAGGTCCGCCCCTGGCCCGAGCCCCCGCCCTTGCCGCTCTGGCGCCGAGCGCGAGCGCTACCTCGGCGCGCGTACCTCTGGGGGCGGCGCGTCTTCTTGGGCGAGACGTACACCGAGCAATACCTGCACGCCGTTTGGGGCAACGACCCCTCCGACGCGCTGCACCGCGTATCGATGGCCGAGAGCCCGCTCTTGCGCATGAGGCGCAAGCCGTGAGGCGGGCGCTCTCGATCCTGCTAGCGCTGGTGGCGTGCGGCGACGCGCCCGCCAGCTCGGCGTCCACCGAGCCGCAAGGCTGCCCGGTACCGGGCGAGATCAAGGCGGTGAGCTGCACCCCAGATGGTTGCCTGGTCTGCTATCGAAACCTAACCGAGGGCAACACGTGCCGCTTCCTGAACCCCCAGCTATGCCGGCGTTGACCATTCGCCCTTGGTCGCACGTGGGCTGGCTCATGCTGCAGTGGCTCGGCGTGCTCGTGCCGGGCGCGTTCCGTGACGAGGTGCGCCGCGCTGCCCAGGCCCAAGGCAAGTCCGTCTACCAGCGGATCCCCAATGTGGCCGAGTCGCCTGTCCAGTCCGAGGTGTTCGACGTCGACCGCCGCCTCGAGGAGGCCACTCTGTTCGAGGCTGGCGAGGTCATGGCCTGGCCCAACGTCGAGAGCATGCTGCGCGGCGACCTGCCCGACGGGTACGAGGCCGCGCTGCTGCGCGCAGCAGTGACCGGCGACGGCGTGGCGATCACGCGCGTGGATCCGGCGGCGGGCACCGTCACCGTTTCGACGGACTCGCGCCCTCGGTGCCCTCGCTGCGGCGCCGGGCTCGGTGGATCGTACGGCGACGCTTGCATGAATTGTGACGTGGACACATGAGCGGCGTGCACGTCACGATCCACGACCCGCCCGAGGGCGTGACGCTGCGCGAGCTCGCCGAGGCCGTGCAGGCGCTCAAGCCCGCGCGCGTCTGGGTCGACACCGGCGGGATCGGCGGCATGCTGCTCGACGTGCTGCGCTATCGCTACGGCATTGAGGCCATGGCATTGCCGAAGGGACGAGCGAGCTTTAGCCGCACCTCAGAGGGCGTGCGCTACCAGGTCGAGGGCCCCGACGACGATCTCGCGGCGTACTACGCCAAGGATCCCGAGCGCTGGCGCGGCGAGTTTTTCGTGGTGCAGATGCCGAACGAACCCGTGCGCCGCGCGTACCAACTGCACGAACTGCCGCGCCCCGAGGGGACCGGGCCGATCCTGCGCTGGGTGCGCGTCACCGATCCGGCAGTACTGGCTCGGGTCGTATGACGCTCACGGCGGAGACCCGCCTGGGCATGCTCGCCAAGCACCTCGGGCACTGGTGCGAGAACCAGACGTACCGATCGCCCAAATGGATCTACGGGTGGAACCGCACCGACCTCGTCGACCGGTACCGGTTCACCGTCACCGTGGGCGGCATCCCCGCCACTGATTTCGAGGTCACCGAGGACCAGCTCGAAAACGAAAGCGTATTCGACCTCTGGGGCAGTGTTGCCGAGCACCTCGAGCCGCACGAGCTGCCGGAGCGCAACGATGAGTTGTGATGCCCCGTCCGTGCTCTGGCGCGTGATGCAGCCGTGGCCTACGACGGACCGCCGCCCCTGCACATCGCCTCGGCGCAACCAGTGCAGGTCGGGGGGCGTTCGGCGAGAGGCGCTGGGCGTTGTCTGGACGGATTATGCCGGTGCGCAGTTCGCGTGCGAGGAGCTGCCATGGTGACTGACTGGCAGGCGCTCGTGAGCGAGGCGGCGGTGCAATCGTTCCTCCGGCACGGGCGGGTGCCGCGTTTCCAGCTCGCGCGCGGGGACCTGGTCGAGCTCTGCGCCCAGATCACCAAGCGCACCCCGGCCAGCATCCGTGCGGATCTCGCGATCGTGGGCGTCGTGGCCGTGCGCTGCCAGGTGCATTGCGAGCCGCTGAACCGTGCAGTGGAGGTGGACGAATGGACCGCATGATCCGAGTCATTGTCGAGAGCCCGTACGCGGGTGACGAGTACCGCACCCTCGCACCCCATGATACCCTCCGACCAGGAGACCCCAGCCCATGACGATCGCCCAAGAGTTACGCCGCGTGCAGATGCGCAAGAGCGAGCAGCAGATCCGCCGCGGCCAGGCCGACGCCGTGCGCCAGCGCGACAAGCTCAAGAGCAAGCTGCGAGACCAGCGCCGAGGTGGCAGCGTCACGGACCCAGCATTCGCCCGGCAGCTCGAGGCCAAGGGGGCCGCCGTGCGCGCTGGGCAACCCGCCGCGGTGCGCCGTGACCTGCCCGAGGTGCTCGAAAAACTGCGCGCCGAGGGCAAGCTGCCGGCGAGCCCCGACGCCCCGGGCAAGGTGGGATACGTGCCGACACCCGAGGAAATCCTCGGCGACGAGGGCCTGCCCGCAGCGACGACGCCCCCAG